CTCCTCGTGGTTGTGGTTTGTGCTGCTTCCCACAAGGTCAAACTCCAGAAACGTCTTGCCTCTCCTGCAAGCCAACTGCAGGTGTATTGCCTCCAGCAGGTCGAACACTTTCAGACTCTGTTCACGGAACTCACTGCCTGCAGAACTGCTGCCCTGCCAGTCCGTCACCACATGAAGGTGCACTATCGGCTCGGCACGGTACTCCGCTCCTGGCTGTATGGCGTTCCACTGGATGGGCTGGAACTCCACGAACACCGCCGGACGCTCCCAGTTCTCTTCCTGCTCAATGAACTCCACGTTGTGGTTCCACAGGTCGATGTGCTTGATGGCACGTTCCCAGCCTTCAAGAACGTCGTCTTCAGTTTCTGCTACTCCGTAGTAACCTTCAGGTGTCACATATAGTTTGGAAAGTTGCTCAATGAGCATCTGATATACTTCTTTTCTCATCGTTCTTCTTGTTTCGTAAGCTGCGATGCTATCGCAGCCCTATCGTTCTCGAATTTCAAAATTGATTGCCTCTTCGATATATCCGCTCAGGTTCTCCTCGATGATAGTCCGCACAGCCTGCTCCACCTCCGGGCTGGTACCGAGGAAACGACGGCGCGGGATCTTGATGGTGGTACCAGCTTTCTTCAGTGCCATGAACTTCCAGAACTCGGCCTCGTCGCTCAGTTGCACCGTCCGCTTGTCATCGCGCCGGCTGCCGTCTTTCTTGCGCCCAAAGGAGCCGGTCGCCTCGTAGTATTTATGCCAGAAGTATTTCTTCATCCTTGGGGTCACTACGATTTCGCCACCCTCATTGTGAATGGCTGCGTAGGGCAGGTCAGTGTAGAACGTGATGCTGTTCTCGGTAGTCCGGCTCTGGATGCTGCTCCTGAGTCGTCCAGTGTCCGTTAGTATGGCCCTGCCCTTGTCCCTGATGGGCGACTTGCGCCGCTGCCATGCCTCGCTAAAGAATGCCTCACGCTCAAAGTTCTGGTCGAACTCGTCGGACATCTCCACTTGGATGTCCTTAAGGATTCTTCTTAAAATAGCCTGGGTCTCTGACTTCATCTTCGGGGAATAATAGCTCAGGGAACAAAAAGCCCTCTGCTGAAAGCGCCGCCCGCTCCTCAAATTGAGGATTGGACGATGCCTTCAGCAGATTATAAAAGGTGCGCTCACAAATGCCGTATTTCGGATATACGTAACGCTTCCATATCTCCCTGTTCGGGAGGCCTGTTCTGACGTAGGTGTCGTAAATCTGATTGATGTCGGCTACTCGTTTCGCATAACTTTTTCCTTTTCGCTTCTTGGGTCCCATGCAGCTTGATTAGACATATCGGGGTTACTTACTTTCTTTATACGGACGGATGTGGAGTTTCATTTCGCAACTCACAAGCACTCTGCCGCTGCCGTCACAGTTAGGGCATTTCCTCGAAAAGCCCAACTTAGTGACCTTGCCCGTGCCGTGGCATTCACGGCACAGGGCAACTTTCTCCGGTTTGGTCACTTCCTTAATCATACGGTGGTCTCCTCTTTCTTGGGTTCCACATAGAAGGTCTCGTCCTGAGCCACCTGGATGCCGCAGGCTGCCATGGCCTCACGCATCGGAACCTCACGGGGATCGCCCGTCGGGGTGTCATATACTGCAACTTCTTTCAGATCACGGTCGGCAAGGAGCTTGTCCTTCGCTATCTCCTCCGTCTGGCGGATGTAGGTCGCGGGCAGGAACTTTTTGGCCAGCTGAAGCGCACTCGCCCAGGTGAAGCCCTTCAGCGTCTTCAGCTTCGGCGTGCCGGTGCGGAAGCCGATGGTGCCGTGAGCCATGTCAAGGCTCTTCTTCTTGGTGAACAACTCTGCCTGGTTCTCCGTGGCGAAGCTCTGGAGCACGTCAAAGGCATTGTCCTTCTCCGAGCTCAGGGTCGCCAGCTTGTCGGCGTACTTCTCACGGATCTTGGCGCACTGCAGCTCTATCTCTGCATTGATCTTCTGGATTTGTGCGTCACTCTTCGCATAGGTCGCGAAGGCTTCATCGGCGGACTCACGGGTCACGCCGGTGATGATGGTCTTTTTCTGTCTTGCCATTTTTTTATACGTTTTGGGGGGTTAATTATTGCGGTAATCTCTATCATTCGCCAGATTCTCCGTCAAGGGTGTACTCGGCCGCGTCGGCCTGCCCTTCGGCCCAGTCGCTCAGCCAGCGCATCACATCCACGTAGTCGGAAACGCAAAGACTGCTCGTAAGCTCTGTCACACTGCGCTCTATCTGCTTCTCGATCCTCATGACGCGCCTCCTTCCATTTCCATAGGCAGGATATACACATCTGATTGACGGCTCTCAAAACGCTCACGGCGGAAACCGCCGCTCCGCTCTATCGCCTTCAGCTTGCGGTGAAGGCACTTCAGCTCGTCGGTCCACAGCATCCCGAAGCACTTACCGCAGATCCGACTGTCCAGGCAAAGCGCGTTCACACGGCGCCAGTCGCTCGTGTCTACGCCCATCTGCTGCATCTGGCGCAAAACCATGCTCCGAAGCCGACGAAGCTCATCACGCATGCCACACAGCTCCTCGACACGCTCGCAAAGGCTCCTGTACTCAATCTCGCTCAGGTCGCGAAGACTCTCTGTCCTGCCCAGGCTGAACTGAGAGACAAGGTCGCGGCGGACTTCCTCACGGTCCATCGTGCCGACGGAAAGGCGGCTGAAAGCGCGCCAGAAACGGCTGTAGCTCTTCTTCTCCATCACAGGCGGTCTTTAGCGTTGCTGTCGGAGCTGTCGGGGCTCCACCGTATCTCTATCTCGGCCTTCACACAACCGCTGCCCTCGCAGACAGGGCAGGGATCCTTCACCGACTCGCCTGTCTCGTCACGGCTCCAGAAATAGCCGTTCCCGCTGCAGTAGGAGCAACGGTGGCCACTGGATGTGAATTTCTCCAAACGGCAGCTGCCCCCAAGGTAGGGCGGAAGCAGCTCTATCATCTTTCTTATCTTTGTCATTGCTCTTTGGTTCTTGGTTGTTCTTTCTTGATGTTCACTCTCTCGGCAACATGCAGGTACTTGACAATCCTCGATGCATAAAGTGCGTCGGTCGTCTCTATAACTCGGCAGTCCTTGGTCCTCGCCATGCGAAGCGTCAAATCACATTTGCCGCAATGCATCCAGTCGTCAACAAGCATTCCCACATGGTCGCCTTTCACTAATATCTGGTACTTGTCCATGCCTCACAAATTATTGGTCGTTCTTAACACGCCTTCTTCCCACACTACGAAACTGTTGCCGGCATCGGGATTGAAACGCCCTTGGCAATAGGCTCGGAAACCGACAACCCTCACTTTCACACCGGCACGGTAGCGAAGCCTGACGGCTGGCTTGCCTAACGGTTGCCCCTTCGCTTCCTGGCTGATGAAGATGAAGCTCTTCTTCGGGAAGGCTTCAAGCAGGGCTTTCGTTTCCGGCCATTCCCAGCCTGCGTCCTGGAACGAGTCCACGATGATGAACTTCGCGCTGTGCCGCTTCTTCAGCCGCTCCGTCAGGTCTTCCACCGTGTCACTCGTCACCACACGGAACATGCCCTGCTTCTTGTCAAGGTCAAATCGCAGCATCCGCTCCTGGAAACTTTGGTTCAGCCCCTCCTCATAACTCAGGTAAAGCACCTGCCCGTAATGGGTCAGTTCGTAGGCCAGTTGCATCACGAAAGAACTCTTGCCGCTGGCACTCGCGCCGCTGATGAACCACGTCGAGTTCTCCTCCGGCAAACCGAAGGACTCTTCCCACCGGCCACCCCACGGCAGCGTCTTGTAGGTCTTCTTGGCTATTTCTTTCGGACTGTAGGCTCGCTTCATTTCTTTTTATTTGTTGTATAACACCAACCCAATAGGCGGTTGAACGGAAGTCCTATGCCGTGTATGGTTCTCATAATACAGAAATCGCCATCCTCATCGACATCACCATCACAATAGCCTGTAAAGACTTGTCCATTGTTCATTACAAATATCGCCTCGCGATTTTTGTCTATATTCTGCAATTCAGATGGGGCTTGTAGTACACGGCGGCTACCATCTGAAAAAGTTAATTCTATTTTCATGTTAGACTCCCTTCTTTAGTTTCTCAATCTCCGTATAGACTCTCCGCAGACCTCCGCCGCTCTTGCGCACAATCTGACCGATATCGGTCCCCTCCGGCGCGTTCACGCTGGCCACCACACGTGCCTGCTCAAGCAGGAACGCCTTGCGGTCGTCTTCCTGGTCCGGAGTGACACGGCTGTACTTGCCGCCGTAACGCGAGAAAATCTCGGCATAGCCCACCTTCTGGTTCTCCACCATCCTGTCTATCTTCGCCTTCAGACCGTCGGCCCCCATCATGTACCAGCCGCAGCACATCTCGGTGGCGTTCCACAGGGCCTTCAGCTCCAGGAATGCCTCATACTGAAGGTCACCGGCCTCATCCAAGACCACCAGAGGGCGCTCCATAGAGCGAAGGTAGTAAACAAGGTCCTCGTAGGTGTCCTGGTACTTGCCCGTGGCGCCCACGCCGAACTCCTTCGCGATCTTCTTCACCATGGCGCGCTTCGTCTTCACCTGGCTGCAGTCGATATACACGGCGTTCCGGTGCTCCTTTACATACCACCTCGCCGTGAACGTCTTGCCGATGTTCGGAAGGTCGCACAGTATCACGCTCAGGCTGCGCGCCTGGCATACCTCTAACTGTGTGCTGACATACTTGAAGGTCTCTGTCCGCGCACCCTTCCACTCGATGCTGTCGCGAAGGTTCACGTCCAGACGGCGGGCAATGTTCACCCAGTTGGCGTCACTCAGGGCCTTCTCTGTCTGGCCCTTCTTCAGACTGTTGTACACGCTTGCTGAAATGCCCAGGGCGGCGGCGTGCTTCGCATCGCTGGGATAGTTCGTGCGGTTGGCGGCTATCGCCTCCAGAATCCGCTGTTTGCTCGTTGTTGTAATCATATTCTAACAGCGTTCTAATGTTCAATTACATATCTGCGACGGCCCTGTCTTCCGTATCTGTCATTGCGTATAGAGGTTCAGATGCTTGTTCTGTCTGTTGCAGTACCACTTCCAGTTCTTCGGGTTCCACAGTGTGCTCGGAGGTTTTGCCGTCGGGGGGTGTTTTCTTCATCACGCTCACCTGCTCGATAGCGTGCTCTCTCACGTACTTGCCGAACTTCGAAATCTTCTTCTGCTGCTCTATATAGGCAGCCACATCCTCATCCGTCTGCTCGGCCATCACGCGGTTGTACGTCTCAACCTTCTCCACACGGTCGATGTACTTGTCGCCCTGGAAAATGTACACGTCGGTTGGCTTCCCTTCCTCGTCAGGCAGGTAGTAGGCGGTCACCTGGTAGTCATTCGGGCGAAGTTTCTCCAGAACACTGGTGTCACTCAGCCACCAGTCTTCATGTGCCACACGCACCGTCGAGTTCCGCCTGATGCTGGTTTCCACACGTTCGCCGATGTAGCGGGCCAGAGTCAGCTTGTCAAGAGGCTGAAGGGTCGGATTCACACATTCACATAGAACATCCCACCTCGTCATGCCGGGGAACTTCTTCTGGTTGGGGTGCAACTGGTGGTTCCAGGCATATACGTCAGCACGGTCATCGGCCACAAGTTCGTCCCATTCGTAATACTTCTTGTCTTCCCACAACTCGTTGGTCTCGTCACTTACCTTCTTCTGGTCGATGCGGTTTTTACCCTTTAGGTAGAAACGGCCTTGCCCCTCGTGGCGACCGTGCAGGAATTTCTCAAAGGCGCTGTTCAGCGGCTCTGCATACTTTTCCTGCGAATTCTGAGCAGCACAGAAGTGTACCCACGAGAAAGCAACGCCTGTCTGCAGGAAACCCTCCTTGTACTGGGTCATCAAGTGGTTCTCCACCTCGATACCTGCTGGCATACCCCAGCCTTGCTTCGCACACAAACGGAACATGTCCCTGAAGCAGTCAACAACCAAGTATTCTTTCTTCTCGCGGGCATACGATACTCCCACCACGCACTGGCTTACCACATCCCAAGCCCTGTAAACATGCACGCGTCTGTTACCAGGCATCCTGCGCTTCAGATCCACGTCGTCCATCGTAATCTGACTCAACGAGAAGTTGCCGCCGTGCCTGTGTACGTGAGGCATCTGCTCGTGCATGAACGTCGTCCTACTGCGCAAGCGTTGCTCGATAAGCATCTTGTTGCTTGGCTTGTTCAGAATGTTGTTGATTGTGCTTTCACTCAGGTACAAAGGCTCGCCGTCCTTATCCACGAAGTCATCTGGGTTGTACAGTTCACCGGTTATGTAACTCCACACGTCCAGTTCACCTGTAATGAACATGATGTACTGCTCCCAGACGCTCTTGTTGTATGGCTGGTTCTCCTGGCACGCTATGCTTACTACAAGACGCTCAACCTTCAAAGTTACACGCCTTGCACTTTGGTTGCCGAACTTGCCGCTGATGAGGCAGCCGTAGCCTTCCTTCTTGTACTCGTTCACTTTCTTCCGGAAACGAAGTGTACTCGCAGGCAATGTATGGCCGTACTCTTCACGAAGGGCTTCAATGGCCTTCGCCATCTGGCCCCAGTCGTACTTGCCGCCAAACAGCTTCTGGGCTGTTGCCGCACGCTCGTACAAGCGGATGCAGCAGTTCAGCACACTGGCATTCACCACATACTCACGTATCTTCTCAGGTGGCAGGTCAAGGCCTGCTTGTTCCCTGCTGTGGAAAAACGTCACAGCCGACTGGTCTATCTCGTAGTTGCTGCACACCCAGCCTTTCAGGTGGGTCAGGTCGCCGTCGGGATAGAGGGCTTGGACCTTGGCTCTGTAGTCGCGTGGAAGACTTTCAACGGCAACAAGGGCATACTGACCGGCAGCACCGCCGCCACGACGCACCACGTCGATGCGTCCACGGCTCGCCATCGCCTTGTAGTTAGGGATGCTCATCACACCGCCATCTACAAGTTCACGGGCACTTATGCAAAGCCTGTTTCCGTAGTACTCCATCTTCCCCTCCTTATCTCATAGACCGAGCTATATCCTGAATCTGAGGTATGCTTGTCAGCAGCACCTGGTCGTACCGCAAACGGGGCTTGCCCTTAAACGTCACCTTACCTTCGCCAGTCAGAAGACTAACAGTGAATACGGCACCATTCTCGAAATACTGCCGCATGTAACGCTCGCCTCCCTCCATCGTGTCGTAGAAAATCTCATCTTCAGGAACGGCAGCCTCAACCCAGCCACCCATCTCCTTTCGGGCGACATGCTGAATCTTCCGCGCCAGCTCTGTGTCACACTCAAAGCACAGGGCCTTGTACACCATGCGGTCGGTGCAGTTGAACATCTTGGCGAGTTTCGCCTTGTTTTCCTTCGAGACCTTGATGGTTCTCGCACTTCTTGTCTTTGTCATAATCATCTATTTATAATGTTAAACTTAATGCCTCCCTTGGTCATCTTGCCAATTTTTCGTATCTTTGGCGCATCATTCACAAATGAATAACGCTGCAAAGATAATAGGAAATTTCCTAAATACAAAAACTTTTTTGAGGATTTTTTCTCAATTAGGGCGATTTTTTTGATTTTGACTATGATTTTAGACAGAATAAAGCAATTTATCGACTCGAAGGGCATTGCAGTCAGTGCCTTCGAAAAAAGCATAGGAATGTCCAATGCCTCATTTGGAAAGTCCTTAAAAAGTGGCGGGGCTATAGGGACAGACAAGTTAGAAAATATCCTAAGTGTATATCCAGAACTTTCCCCAATTTGGCTGGTAACAGGCGAAGGGGAGATGCTTCGTGAGAGCATTCCACAAAAAGCAACATTCACAGACAACCCCAAAGAAGGTATTCCACTCATACCATTCAGTGCGATGGCTGGTGCCCTGGCTGGAGAGCAGTCTGTTCTGGAGTATGAGTGTGAGCGTTATGTGGTGCCGGCTTTTAATGGTGCCGACTTCCTTATGCCGGTAAAAGGAAACAGCATGATGCCGACATATATCTCTGGCGACATCGTGGCTTGCCAACGTGTCCCAATGTCTGGCTTATTCTTCCAATGGAATAAACCCTACGTCCTCGACACGGCGCAGGGGGCAATTATCAAGCGCATCAAGCCCGGATCTGACAAGAAACACGTTCTCATCGTTTCCGATAACCCTCAATACGATCCCTTCGAACTCACATACTCGGAAATCTATGCCGTAGCACTCGTCATCGGCATCATCCGCCTCGAATAGTTTTTCGGGCAAAATCTCTTCCATACGAAAAAAAAAATAGTATTTTTGCGACCTCATATAATATAATAATTATGATAGAAGAAGAATTTGCTTTTTTCAAAGAACATCAGAAAGAACTGTATAGTTTATATCCAGAGAAGTACCTTGTTATTATAAACAAGGAGGTTGCTGCCGTTGCTGACAATATCCCAGACGCAATGGATCTCGCTGCGGAGAAAAAACTGGAACCAGGGACTTTCTTGCTACAGTTTTGTGGAAAAGACGAATGGGCATATACCCAAGTGTTTCATTCAAGAGTTAGTTTTGTATGA